ATATTCCCCCCGTATCCATACCCCCCTACCTTTTTTAGTAGTAACGAGTAGTTAATAACTTTGTTAAGAAAAAAATTATATAAAATTTTTTATCGGTAGAAATGAGTAGTAAATTTGAGGTATGAGAATTAAGATAGAAAGAGAGAGTGTTAAGGTGAGTACTGATAAGCTTGATAAGTTGCGGGCTTATAGTTCTGAATTTGGGAAGTTGGCGGACTTGTTGGATAGTGCTATTGATTTGAAGTTGGCGGAGTTGGTGGAATTGCAGAAACACCGGGAGTTTTTGAAGGGCAAGGAGATTAGTAGGGATAAGGGATTTGTGCTGATGTATGATTTATGTACGGTTCCCCGGAATATGAAGTTTGAGGATGTTTCAAAAAGGATCAAGGAAAAAGGGGAGTGTTTGTGGGACAGTAGACTTGGGGCTAGTGCGCCTTTTGTTTTTGATTTGGGCGGGGATAAGAATAGTTATTTGAAGGATATTAAGATTATAGATATTGCTGGGAATCCCGGCGAGTTTGGATTGGAATGACGACATACACATATATTAATGGAAATGGTGTTACTGCTACTTATGTAAGTGGGGAAGTGTATGTTGTGTATGAGTTTCCAAAGATAGGGGTATGGATGAAAGTGTTTTTGAATTAATTTATGGAAGAAAAGAATAATATGGTTCCCGGCGAGTTTGGAAACAATAAAACAATAACGCCAGATTTAACGGATTTACATTTAGAATTAATTAATATAATGGAAAATAAGCCCAAATTAACTAAATACGACTTGCGTATAGGAAATATGTTCAAGGAGGGAGTGGTATGTAAGGTGAGCGGAAGGACGGGGGCGAAGGTGGCGCTGCATGGGAAGTTGTTTTATAAGAAGGGGGAGCTAAAGCAGATCAATACTTACTTTATACATGAGCTTACCCCTATTCCCCTAACCCCTGAGATTTTAACAGAATGGTGTGGCTTTAAATCAGATGAAATTACTTTTTGGCACGAAAAGAGCGAATATTTACATTTAGGGAATTTTAAAAGGGGCTTATGTTTTATCTCGGCGGGGAAATTAGATATGCCCGTGTTGGAAATTAAGTATCTTCACGAATTACAGAATCTTTGGTATGTATTGAATAAATCTGAATTAGAGATAAAGGGATAGTTACAAAAAACTGTAATTTTTCCCGCCGAATGAAATTTGTTACAAAAAATTGAAATTTTTAAACCCAACTATATGAAAAGTAAAACAAAGAAAAAATCCCGTCGAATTCGGATTAAAAAAGAGGTTAAGGCAAATAAAATAATTTCCGACAAAGAGCCTTCCCAATTTTCCACATTTTTAACTAACTTTGAAATAGAGGCAAATAAGTCTATGTCTATTGGGCTGGACGTTAATAATGCTTTACATAATATAAAATGGAACGACCCTGAAGCAAAAGAGGAAAACGACCATAAATGGAGCGACGATTTAGTTGGTAAATTTTATACCGTTCTCGAAAAACTAAGAGAAGCTAACGCCTTACACGAAAAAAACTATTATAAACTTAATAAACTATTCTAATGAACATCGTAAAACTCCGCATGCCAGATTTAACCGGGCTTTCCGGGATGGAAATAACCCACATGGTTCAGGAAACAAAAGACGGATTCCCTTTTATGGTTCCGACCACCGCCGAACCTCCTTACCCTGTACACTTAGGGTTGATTAAAAAGTTCAAGGAACTATCGGTACACCTGTTAAATATATGTGATATTTGCCAAGACCCTAAACTGGAAATGGCTAAAGATTACGCGATAGTTGATACTGAAGTAACTGAGATCACTATGAACCCCGACCATTTTATATTGAAAGGTCACAGGAAAATGGGAGATAAGATTTTACCGCTAAAGACGTATAAAGTGGCGGCGGATGATTATTTACATTTCGCGGGGGTACAAGAAATTTTTAAAGGCATAAGGGAAGAAACAGAAGCTTATTGCGCCGGGAACCGACAAATCACTATTGATGAGTTAGGGGAGCGTTATATTAATAAACTGATTGCTAAAGGCAAAAAGGACGTTGAGGAGTTAGCTGAGTTCCAAGAAATGAGCGACGAGGACAAGAAGGAATATTGCCGTAAATACTTAATGGCAAACGGAGCGATTGATATTGTAATGCAGGATGAGGTAGATGTTCCAGTGGACACCCCTGTACTTGAGTTAAACCAGAAAACAGCTTAACAATGTTTGGGTATGTAGTAGCCGAATTGTTTAGTCCGTTTGTTTGGGTTATTATTATAGCCTTTATTGTAGGATTTAGTCTTGGCGCTTTAATATTTTAAATTATATGGAGCCTTTATTCCCCGCGAAAGTAGTTTTAACTGAACCCGACCATAAATACCATGATTCGGCGGGACAAGAATATATGTCGTTCTCATCGGTTTATGAGTTCGTTTGTGAGCGCTTTGATGCTAAAAAAATAGCTTATTTCGCCGGAGGAAAGAACGAGGAGGGCATGATAGCCAAACTCAATGAGTGGGATAAAAAAAGAGAAGTGGGGGTAAGATTAGATAAGGCACTGACGGAATATGCCAAAACAGGGAGAACTGATGAACAAGACCTATTAGATGCCGTAAAAACGATTTTAGGGACTTATGCGCCACACACGGCAGAGCAGGTAGTTGTGTATAACGAGCAATACAGAACCGCCGGGACAGCAGATAAGATAAGCTTTACCAGTAACCGAAAGGACAGCAAGTTCATTGTAAGTGATTTTAAATGTTACGAAAAGTTTGACTTGCACGAATCGCGGGGATGGTTAAAAGCTCCTTTTGAACATTTACCAAAGTCTAAGTTTATCCAGATAAGTTTCCAGTTGAGTTATTACGCATTCCATTTTGAGCAGTTGACCGGGAAAAAGTGTAACGGAATGTTTATTCATTTAATCGACCCCACTACAATCGGCGGGGAAATAAGAGAGCAAAAGATTCATGTGCCGTATCTTAAAAATGATATTCTTATACTTCTTGAAACCTTCAAAGACCAAATTAAAGAAAAGCTTAGTAATAAAAATGAATTTGTAATTTGATCCCGGCGAATTCAGAATTACAAAAAGTTGTAACAAAATAAACTTGGCGGGAAAAATTAATAAAAACTGTAACACAAATCGGCGGGATAAATGGACTGTGATAACTATAAATTAGTAAGCTTTATAATGTTCATGGTAATATGTATATTAATAGCCGTTAATTACAGCCAGTATAGAGAAATTAAATACTTACAAGAAAAAACCCGTCAGCTTAATAACCACGCCAATGAGCTATCTTTTTTACATCGACGAGAAGAACAACGCTATCTTACACAGAGATTGTGTTAGTTTATGTCCTGAATTATCTGTTTTAAGCGATCAGGAAGTTCTTTTTATTATTCTCGCATACGACCACCATTCTATTTTTCGTCAATTCCCAGAGGAAGATCGCATCCGCAGGGCAATGATTCATGTCTATAACGACAACAATCCAAAACTAATGCAGCGGGACGTTATTAAGAACGCGATAGAAGCCTATAAAAGCCTTCAGTACAATCCAAAAATAGAATTAGCCGCTAAGTACCAAAAGAAGATTGATTCACTATTAGAGAAGCTAGAATCTGACGATAATCCCACTTCCAACAAAAACACCTTAGTAGTAATTAACGACCTTCGTAAAAGCATACTGTCGCTTGAAGCAGAAATAGCCGAGGAAGTAGAGCAAGAAGGTGTTATTAAGGGCGGTAAAAGCTTAAGTTGGTTGGAAAAAATACAGCGCAACCAAAAGTATTATAAGTCTGTGATTGCTAAAAAATAATTTTATGCTTCACACAGGACTAATTTCTAACGCTCCTTATTATAAGGGAAAAGGATTCTGCGTAAATCCGGTTGTTAAATACGGGATTCCGGCGTGTGCTGATTCCCGCCGAAATAAAAAAGTAATTGGAACCGCAGATTACGAAAGATATTGGGAAGAACAACTCTATTATTGTAAAAACGGCTACCAAACCGGGGGGCTATGGGTTCCTGGGCGTTTTTACTATTACATGAATTTCAATAATATGTCTACCATTAACGGGGTTATTACGCCCGATATGGTGGATTTGCACTTGGAGTTGGCCTATTTGATAGAATACGCAAAGGCCAACGGTAAAAATATTATTTCCGCTAAGGGTCGCCGTAAGGGTATTTCTGAGTTTACCCATAAAGCCGTAATTGATTATGGATGGAGATTTAACTTTCCTTCCAGTAACGCACTGGCTGGCGCTTATCAAGGTGCGGTTGCGGCGGGACAGGATATATATGCTCAAGACTTTATGACCAAGTGGAGAGCGGGTGATGCGCTTGTAGTTCCAGAGTTCCGCGTGAAAAAGCTTTTGAATAACGATGATGAGGTAATTGGAGGATACGAGATACAAAATGAGGAAAGCGACTGGAACGAGGAAGGATCAAAGGCTAAAATTTATGTTCGTACTGCATTTAAAACCGGAAACATATTTAAGGGCTTGTATTTGAATGATGCGATAGCCGAGGAAGGGGGGGAGTTTATTAAATTAAAAGAATTTTACAGCGCCACCAAAGACTGTTTAATGGACGGCGATAAGCAAATTGGAACCTTCTTTTTTTACGGATGTGTTTGCGCCGGAACAAAGGTTTGGGACAATTACGGCAACCTTATTAATATTGAAGACTTAAAGCCAGAAAACGGGATAATAGGATTCAATCAGGAAAAAGGAGGATTCTCAAAAGAGGAGATTACATATTGGCAACCGCCCCACGAAAAAGAGTGTTATAAGATAACAACTAATACCGGAAGAATATTAGAGTGTAGTGACGACCATCCCATATTAAAAAGAATAAAAAGAAAAAACAGTCCGTCTTATAAGGGAGTTGAGTTTGTAGAAGCCCAAAACCTAAAAACAGGAGATAGAATAGCAACTATTGAGCAGGTTGATATTTGGAGCGAAAAAAGAATGTTTGAGCCGCGATTGACGGGATGGATTGTAGGTGATGGCTCTTATCATAATGCTATTTGGCTCATGAACGCCGACGAAGAAATGTATAATTATACTTCTTCTAAGTTCTATACAAGAGTTTATCACGAAGAACCAACAAAAGACGGACGAATTTTAAGGAAGTTTTTAGTTAATGGAGTTAATTTGAGAAACTCTTTTAGAGAAATGGAAATATTGGGCCAGACAAAGGACAGAAAAAGACTCCCAAAAAACATTCATTCTTATTGTAAAGAAGACGTTTGCGAATTTATAGGAGGGTATTTTGACGCTGATGGGTGCGCATATACCAATGACAAAACAAAAGAAACGTTTTTAAAACTAACTTCGGCCAATTACGAAATATTACACGAAACCAGACTAGTTTTACAAAAATTAGGCATTAGGTGTAATATTATGTTTGAAAAACCAAACTTTAATAACCCAAAAACAACTCGCAGACATTTCAATCTTATAATTAAAGACAAGACTAGTATAAATAGATTTAATGAAAATATAAAATTTAGCATTAAATACAAGCAAGACAACTTGGAGAGGGGTGTTAGAAACATAGAAGGTGTTAATCCAAGAAAAGCAAAATCGTTTAAGGGGCTTAGATTTGAAGAGGTGATTCTTGTTGAACCAATAGGGAAGAAGCCGGTTTATAATTTAACTGCCGGAACCACCAACACCTATGTTGCAAACGGAATAGTAACCCATAATACTGGCGGGAAAATTACTAAAGAGAGTAAGGATTTTAAGGAGATTTATTACAATCAAGACGCATTTAATTTTATTGAGTTCACCATATTAGCTCCACGATTCTATAAGCCCAATTATGGTGGTGCAACTCGCGGGGGACAAGATATATCAGAAATCCCTAATTTACTTAAAACACATAAGCCATTTGAATTAATAGGGGTTGAAGATACTCAAGAAGCAGAAAGGGCAATTAGGGAAAAAAGAGCCGAATTCCTAAAGAAAGGGCAATTAAAAGAATATAACGAAGACCGACAAAACAACCCTTTAAGCAAAGAGGATATATTTTTAAGTACAGCGGTTAACGAATTCGATATTAACAAGCTTAACGATCAGCTTTTTGCTATTGATAGCAACCCTCCAAAATATATTCGGTGTAAAATAGATTGGGAAACGGATGGCAGGGGCGAAATAAAACAGCCGTTGGCAACAAAACTAGTTCCATTACCACCCGAAGATGAGCGAAAGGACTTTGTTTTGGTTCACGTAGATTATTTCGCTCCAATAAAGACTTATTCTCACTTGTATTGCGCGGGGATTGACTCATACGACCAAGACACTTCAAGAACTTCTAAGTCTTTAGGGGCAATGTGTGTATTAATTCGCCGTAATAACATTCCGGGCGCACTCGAATTAGCGCCTATCGCCACAATTAGATGCAGACCGGAGAGAAAAGAGAAGTTTTACGAGCTTTGTTTGAAGCTTTCGGTTCATTATAATCTTGTAGAGTCTGTTTTAGTGGATGTGAGGTGTCCTTTGATTATTGAATATTTTAAACAGCGCGGATGCGAGAGATTTTTAGCGTACCGCCCAACCAAATTCGAGAAAGAGAACAGCGAACAAACCAACACTTACGGGGTTTCATTAAACATTAATAGCCGCCCTCAGATGGTTTCCATAATGCAGTCCGCAATATTCGATTTTGCTCAAAATATATGGTTTAGAACACTGATTGAGGAGCTTTTAAACTTTGATGATGTCGCTATTGGTTCCGATAACGACTTGGCCGATGCTTATGGTATAGCCTTAATGCAGGACGTAGCTAATACAGTGGCTCCTCAAGACAACAAAGACTTTAGTTTTAAAGAAATGTACGAACTTGGCGGGGAATTCAAGACAAATGAAAATGGAGATATTGTTCCCGCCGAATCTAACCCCTTTAAAGGAGAAGAACACGACCACCCGAATCTCTGGAACACCCTGTAAATAACTTTTGAACAATTATTAAATGTTATAACATATATTTGGGGTTAAATAACCACAAATTATGCCAAACGGAGTACTCCCCAGAGGGGACGTGCCTGAAAAGGACAAAACCCCTGAATGGTGCAGACAGCACTTAGAATACGCAGAAAACCTTCTTACGGGCTTAGATAACCAAAAAGCCAAAACAACACGCCTATACGACTCTTATAACGGTATAAAAGCCGCTGATAGCGTTAAATGGCTTACCTCGGTGTATGGTATAGAGAACCGCGCCAAGTTTATCGCGTATCGCGTGGGAAGAACTAAACTTTCTTTGTTGCAAGGGGAGTTTATTAAAAGACCTTTATCGGCCACGGTTCGCACTATTAATAAAGAAGCTCTATCTAACAAGATGGAGCATGAAATCTTTATGCTAGGCGCAATGCTGGCAAAAAAGGAATTAGAGGAGTTAAGAGATAAAGTAGGGGTTGACGTAATGAACGGCGCTCCTATCCCGGAATCGAAAGAAGACCCGCTATGGCAAAAAATGTCTTACAAGGACAAACAGGAAGATATAATGCAAATCATTATTGATGAGCAGATAAAGAACCTGAATCTTGTAAAGAAGTTCGGGGATATGTTTTTAGATGCTCTTATTACAGGAAAATGCTTTTGTAAGATTGAGATTGATGAGAAGGGGGATGTGGATATTATTCAAATTGATCCCCGCAATTTTATATACGAGGAAATTGATAAGGATGACTTTATTAAAAAGAGTCCTATTATTGGCGCAAGAACTACAATGCCTCTTTATGAGATATTGCGTAGATATGAATTGACCAAAGAACAGCGTGATTTATTAAACGCTATTCAGGCAAACCCTGATGGGTATATTTCAAGAAGCCGTAATATGCTTCGTAAGACAAGTTCGGGGGTGGTGGCGGATGTTATTCATATAGAATGGAAGGCTTCGCGTCCGCGTTACTACATGGTTTCTCCTAAGACCCCTAATCAACTGGCTTTTGATAGCGAGAACACCGAAATTACTAAAGAACTATTTGATTACGAAAAGCACCAAGAACATTATGATAATGGTCATACTAACGGTAAGTGGAGAATAGAGAGTAAATGGGAAGAAGATTTATGGGAAGCAACCAGAATCGGCGGGATCAAAGAACTTGATTTGAATATGCGCCGTAAACCTTTCCAGTTCAGAAGACATGATGCCCCCGCTTATATATTAGACTCATCCTACATGGGATGCTTGTTTAATACCGTTAATGGCACAAGGGTTCCCCTGCAACAGTATATTGAGAATTTAGACCAGCAGTTTGATATAGTAATGTATCAGATTTTGAAAGAACTTAACAGGGCTAAGGGTAAGATACTGGCATTCGATATGGCGGCGGCTCCAAAAGGAGTAACGGCCAAAAAGATTGTTTATGATGCCTTGAATGATGGTTTTGTTATGCTTAACACGGCAGCGGCGCACAACTTCTCAGGAAGAAACCTTGACCTTAAACAGCTTATTCAACAGGAAGATTTAGGATTAAGCGATTCGTTCCCAGCGCTTATACAATTAAAACAGGATATTCTTAATAATCTTGATCGTTTAACGGGGATTAACGAGTTCCGTGAGGGCGCTAGTCCGGCGAGTTCTACGGTGACAAACGCCCAGCAGTCAGTACAGAATAGCCGCACCATAACAGAGCCTATTTTCTTTATGATGCAGTTGTTTGTTGAAAGATGTATGCAAACCCTTGTAGAGGCTACTAAAGTATCATGGGCGTTCTATAAAACCCAAATGGGAGAACAAATACTTGGTACTGATAAGTATCAGTTTATGAAAGTTACCCCTGATTTAGGGTTGAGGGATTACGGAATTCATATAGAAGATGGCGGAAGATACGCGGAATTGAAGAATTATATGAATGGACTGATTCAGTATGGGCTAAACGGCAAGGATATAACAATGTTTGACGCACTGAAATTCTATATGGCTCCAACGTTTGTAGAAGCCGAACAAGCCTTTTATAATGCTGTAGAACGCACTCAAAAGGCCGCTCAGGAACAGATGGCCGCGCAACAACAGTTTGATGCTCAAATGCAACAGCAACAACTACAACAACAGCTACAAATAGCTCAAGAGGACAGAGAGGACCGACAGGCTGCGGATACTCAAAATATCATAACTAAGGGTCAGGTGCAAATGGAGGTTGATAATAATAAAGCACAAAACAAGACCATCGAATTACACCAAAAATCTCAGTCCGATTTATTAAATAACATCGAATAAAGTAAGTCCCCGCAAAATCGCGGGGATTTTAGCTAAGTATTTGATTGTTAATAAAGTTTTTAAAAGTAATAACATTAGATGTTATAACAACTATTATATTTGAACAATTAATAACCACAAATCATGTCAGAAACAATTACAGCGTCCCCTGAAACAGGGCAACCGAAGGTTGAAATAAACGCACAGGACAAAGTTCTTGATAGGCTTTCAAAAGACTTTGGGGAAACTGTTAAAACAATAGAAACCCCAAAAACTGAAAATCCTCAAACAACACCAACTACCGATCCTCCAAAACCAGAAGGAGAGAAAACCGAACCAGCCACAGAAGATTTAGAAGATTTAAAAACCAAAGCTAAAGAACTTGGTTTAGAAGAAACAGCTACCAAAGAAGAAATCGAGGCCGCTGAAAAAGCTAAAACCGATGCCGAATGGAGCTTAAACGATAAGGTTTTAACCCCGGAAGAAGAAAATGATGGTAGCTGGAAGGGAATGTTTGAAAGCTTTGGATTTGAAGTTCCCGCCGATTACGCAGAAGAAAAAGGATTTGAGTTGTTTCAAAACGCTCAAAAAGCTTTTATTGATGCTGAGATTAAAAAAGGGACAGAAGAAGCGAAATATGATCGCTATGCGGATGTTCCAGACGTGGCAAGACCAGAAGTTGAGATGGTCGTTGAATTAATGAAAGCAGGGCAGACTCTTGAACAAATTAATGCTCCTTTAATTGAAATAGCTCAATATGAGTCTATGAGTAAAGAAGAATTAGTTAGGAGTTATTTGTTGGCTAAAAACAACAATGATACAGAGGTGGTTGATTTATTAATGGAAGAATCTATTGGTAATGGCAAAATTGATATTTATCATAAAGCCGCTAAAATAGAACTCGAAAACATTAAAGGGTCGGTTAATTACCACCGACAACAACAAATTGAAACGTTTAAGAATAATCAGAAAGCCATTCAGGAACAAAGAACAGGAAAGGCGAATTTGGAACTAAAGGTTGCTTTGGACAGAGTACCAGAGTTTTTAGGGAAGAAATTGCCGGACAATGTTAAATCCCAACTGTTAGCGGAATTGCAGACAGAGGCATATAGGAATATGCCGGGAAGTCCAGAACAAAAGGTTGATTATTTCTTATACAATAAGTTTGGTAAAACAGCTATGAAGAACTTTCAGGACAGAGCGCTTGAAAAAGTAGTTATTGAGAACAAACAAAAACAACACAACGTACCGCCTGTAACAAACGGTGTGGCAAATCGCATCGAGCCAAGCAGTACAAAATCAGTAGCAGAACAAAGATTGGAACAGCAGTTTGGATAAAAGAAATTAATAACCACACAAAAAACTAAATTATGGCAACAAACCCGCAAAACGCAGGTCAAATACAAATCAAACAAGGAAAGTGGTCGGCAGACACCTGTACCACACAAAATGACCTTATTATTAATCAGGCCACCAAACCTGTATATCGCAAAATGTTAGAGCGCCGTAACGGACGCTATCTAATGACCCTCTTAACTTCAGGAGCAATGGGGCCACTCGGATTCAACGATGTGGACACTAAAGTGCCCGTTGCTGATGGAATCAAAATTAAAGAAGCGCCCGGAATCGGAAATATCGCTTATCGTTGGGACGTATTAGGTCGCATCGAAAAGAAAGCAACCGTTGTATCTCAAGTAGGCGCATCAGGAGCTAATGGAGCTTTTACTCTTAAAATGTTGGATACTTATCTTTACAAAAATCAAGTAGTTCGTTTCCCTTCAGGTAAACGCGCTTTGGTTATGTCTCAAGGTACTGGTTCCAGTGCATCAGGATTTACTTACAATTTCCAGACCGTAGATGGTTCTGTGTTCAGTTTCACTACTGATGTAGGCTCTTACAAATCATGTTTCCCTGAATACACCGCTTATTCAGAAGGCTCATTGAAATCAGACAGCCGCGATAAGCATCCTGATACTTTCATGAACTTCATGACCATTCAGCGTAAAACAGTAGCCATTACAGGATCAGCACAATCTGATGTGTTATGGTATGAATATGCTGATGGTGAGAAGATTGGATGGATGTGGTGGAAAGTTAACGAAGCCCGCGCACAGTTCGCAATGGAAAACGAGCGTCAAAAGAAGTTCGGTATTTCTTCTATGAAGGGAACTAACGGTGCTTTATTGACTACTTCTAACCTAGGCAACGACCCTGAAACAGGATTGCCAATTATCACAGGTGATGGTTTCGAGGAGCAAGTATCAGCATCTAACGTGTTCGTAGGAACAGGAGTTAATGGTGAAGTAACCATTGATGACATGACCAACGGTATGACCACTATGGTTAAGAGTTCTAACCAAGTTAATGGTGTTACTTGGGTGTTCATTACCGGAACTGATGGTTTCGTGAACGCACAACAACAAATGATTAACCTTGCAGGTAACCAGAACGTACAGTTAATGCAAATGGTAACTCAAAGCAACGGAACTGGCGATCCTTCGGGAACACCTGTACCAATGGGTTATACTTTCTGTAAATTCACTTTCGCCGGGAATTCAGCATGGTTCATCATTGACCCAATGTTTGATGATACAGACCAATTCCCTGAAGTTGGTAACGATGGTAAGTCATTAATGAGTTCTACTTATTTCGCAATGGCTATCAACACTACTGATAAACCAACAATGGAAATTATCTGTAAAGAAGCCAACGGAATCAACCGTTCTCATGTAGAGGCTAAATACATCGGATTAACAGGTGAAAAAGGACTTGTTCAATCAGAAGTTGACGCAACTAAAGTAGCAATGCTGAAGGAAGATATGTTAGGTATCTATAACCCTTCATTATGCGCTGTTTTCTATAAAGCGTCTTAATAATCAAAAATGGGCGGGAAAAGTTAATAGTACCGCCCATTTATTTATAAACAATTAAAAATTAAAAACATGGAAGCAAAAGCAATCGCCGAAGGCGGTATTCCAACAACAAAATGCGGTCTTCCCGCGTATGTAGAGTACACTAACAAACATGGTGTAACTATCAAAGTGGCAAATTTCAAGAACCCCGATATTTGCCCAAATAAAGGCATTGTAAGATACGATGCTTGGAAAAAACAAGATTTTAGCAGGTTAAGGGATACACAATTTCAGTGTTCTGTTTCCCGCGATAAAGCCACCGAAATCCTTTACGGGATATTCAAAGGTTTTGACAATCAGGGTAATCCTCAATGGCAACATTTCCCTTTAGGAATGGTAAACGTATTTGATCGTTCTATTCCTAGCGAGGCTCAAAAAGCTTGTATTTTAGCTATTAGCCCAATGACGGTAGGTTCTCCTAACTATTACCCTAAAGTTGGGGTATTTATGCTTGTGGATGAAGAAAAAGCCGCTATGGATAAGATTCATAAGATCAGCACCGGAACAAGGGCTATCGAAATCGCTAAGGGATTGTATGGTGAGGAACTACTAACAATGTGTTGGAACATGGATATTAACACTTCTAATTCAAGTGTTGCTATGATGACAGCAGAGTTATTAGAGAGAACTCAAAACGATCCTGATAAATTCATCCGCGCATGGGAACATCCGAACAAGGACGCTATTAACGTTCTGAATAAGGCTGTTAATACTAACGTAGTGGAGTATGATTTTAGTAAAGGATACACTTATAATGGTGCGCCGCTGGGTCATAATTTTGACTTTACTGTTGAATTTTTGAAAAAGAATCAGGGAATCATGGCATCTATTAACGCTAAGGCTGTCGAAAGACAAGCCGAGACGATTAAGGCTATGGCCCCGGTAATTAAGGATTCATCTACGCCAAACAATGCCGAAGTAGAAGCATTACGGGCGGAATTGGCGAGACTTCAGAAAGAGAAGGATGATTTACTTAAAAATCAAATTGAAGGCACTAATGGCACAATTTTAAGCCCTTTAGAACAAGAACTAGAGGATTTAAAAGCTGAGGCTAAGAAGATCGGCGGGAACCTTGTAAAAGGACTGCATACTTTTAAGCCAAACGAAGCCAGTATAAACAAGCTTCGAGATAAAATAAAAGATGCTAAGAAGTAATAGAGTCCCCGCCAAGTGCGGGGATTTTTGTTTCATAAAGTTGTAACAAATTTTACTCGGCGGGAAAAATTACAGTTTTTTGTAACTGTTTATAATTAATTAAATGTTATAACATACAATATAGTATATTAGCGCAATGGCAAACGCATGGGTTAACAGAGAAAAAATTGATTCCTACTTAGACAGGTCTAGGAACGCCCGTTTTTCATTTTATCAATACGCAGTAGCTTTTAGAAAGGTACAGAATTGGTATTTCGATCAGTTTTGCCCGGATGAGAAGAAAGTAAGGGATGACCTATATACGCTTATTAAGTACGCCAATCCTGCAATCACCACCATAGGAACTCCGTCTTTAACGGATGATCTTACCATTAATCATATTAATTATCCCGTCGATTACCATTATTTTTCTACGCTCCTTAATTACATAGATGGTTCTTTGATTGAAACTAAACCCACTAACTATAATCAGCTTAGTAATCTTTTAAATGATGTAATGCGTAAACCAAGTAATGAGAGGTGTTATGTGTTGGAAGATTCAACAGGCTGGCGCATTTTCCGGGGATACGGTGGGGCTTACACTAATGAGTTAGTTTATCTTATTGCCCCATCTGAGTGGTCAATAGGAACCGAAACAGACCTTATTGATGCGGGGGCTACTGTGTTAACACTAGGAGTTAATTATACCTCTACCGCTGAATCAGAATCGGCGGGAATAAAATATGAGCCGGGAGAACAATTCTCAGCTACTTCTACCGCACTAACAACGGGTCAGGTTATTCCAACTTCTGTAATGGTTGATTCTAATTTCCCTGACAGCACACAAGACGAACTGTGTAGGCGCTGCGCTCTCCTGCTCCAAGGAAGCGTTAAAGATGCCTTTGGTGTTAATTTCACTTCGCAGGTCGGTCCTACCGATCAAAAATAAGCCGTGTTTAAATCTTGTTAAAACATTTAATGTTATCACATCTAATTTAATTTACTTTTGAGGTATTAATAACCACAAATTAAATTAAATTATGTCAAATCCACTATTACTCAACGCGGTTCAAGAATCGCAACTGTTCACGACTTCAGCAGCAAGTGACGTGCAGGTTTCAAAAGGGTATTTAAAGATTGGAGAAATGTCAAGGACTAAGTTGTCTTTGATTTCTGATTTCATTCAAGTAAAATATCGTGCTGAGACAGTTCAGGTAGTAACTATAACTACTTCGTCTATTACCCCAGCAGGTAATACTTATTACACAATCGAATTCGGGGACACAAACCGTTCTCGTGGCGGAATTCAAGAAGCGCTAATGCGTGTTTCTTATTTAACCCCTGCCGACATTACTACTTTGGGTGCTACAGCGGCTTTACAGCGTGAAGCAATCAATTTAGCTTTGGTGGCTAAAATCAATGCTTACACAAGTTCCTATTTCGTTACAGCGGCAAGCTCAACTGGCGGTGCCGGATTAACCATTACGGATTCGGCGGGATATTACCCAGTTAACGCACAGGGCATGACTATCCGCTTAGGCGCAACTTACGTTAAAACTTGTTCTAATTCAGACGGAACAGGATTTGTAGGAACTGAAGCATCTATTACAACTGCCGCTGTTTACAGCTTTGGTGTTGGTGCTGATCTTGCAGCATGGAAGCCAGTTATTGACCAAATGTGGGGTAATCTTATTTCAGGTTATCTTGGCGGTACAGCCCCTAAAACTAGCAGTGGCGCTTATGCAACATCTGGTCAAAAATATGATAGCTTTGCTGTTGTAGCTTTGGCAGAAACTCCAATCGCTACTTCTGTACGCACACAAACCGCATATATGCCAAAAATTCAAATTGCTTATGTGGACAACGGTACAGGAAGTGATGTTACAAACTTAGCAGGATTTAAAGCTATTGAACGCGTATTCCATAAACAAATCGTATATCAATATAAGAACGACCCAAGCACGACCCAGCAATGGTTTGATGCTCCGCTTGTAATGCAAGACCCTCTTGGCGCGGCCCCAACAGGAACAGCTAATACTTTAGGATGGTTAGGTGATGGACGTTTTGGCTTATTGAATAAAACCAATATAGGTACTGCAACTGTAGTTTCTCCTGTATTAAACGCAGATGGTCTATTGTTAGATCAAGATAATTCTGCTTCAGAAGGAGCGCATTATTCAGCTAATCAGCAAGCGTTAGGCGATCAATCTTTTATTGTTGGTAAAACAGCATTTTCGGTTGTTGCTAGGGTGCAGGCCGGGGACTGGACTGATGCTCAGTTTTTAGTTGGTTTCCGCAAAAAAGCCGTATATACAGCAGATTATAATGATTATACTGATCTTGGTGCTATTGGCGGTGGTGCCGCTGATGGTGATTCTATCACGACTCAAGGTATTCTAAATAATGCTGCTACCGTTGCAACTGATAGCGGTGTTAACTTTGTTGATGCTGTGTCAATGCTTTTAAGAATTGATGTGGCTATAAACGGTACAGTTAGCGCGTATTATGCAAGTGCAAGCGGCGGATGGGTTTCGACTCCAATTTACTCAACAGGAACTACTACTTTAATATTTGATGCTGGTGATGAAATGATTCCTTTCTTCCAGTTTGTAAATATTGGTGGCGGTGATCCTGATTTAGTAATTGCGGAATTCTTCGCAATCAGCACTACTGAGGCGTTTCCATTAAACTAATCAATTCAATTTAAATTAACTTAAAAAG